GCTTTGAATTACCATGAGCCGGATGCTGCGTATAGAGCTGAGCCGATGCATACAATCGGCAACTTCCAGATTAATACGGAAACAATCAGGGACGCTCGTGAGCAGGTAAGACAAGGTTTAATGATTGACTTGATAGAGCAGGATGATAAAGATAACACTTATCAGGCGATGCAGGAGCAATTATTGCAGCTTAAACTTATGTCACCGTGGCAGGGTGGCATTGAGAAAGATTGTTTGAAACCTCTTGTTATGAGAGTGTTTGCCATCCTTACAAGGAGAGGAGGTATATTGCCTGAGATGCCAAGAATATTGCAGGAGGCAATAGATAATAATTATGTTAAATTAAAAATTGTTTATGAGAGTCCGCTGGCTAAAGCGCAGCAGCACTTCAAGCTATCCGCTATCGAAAGGGTGTTCGCATTTGCCGGTCAGTCTGCTCAGTTAGGAGGTATGGATGCAGTCAATCTCGATGAGACAATTAGACTTTATGCTGAATTACTTGGAGCTCCTCAATCTATGTTATACTCACCTCAGGAAATGGAACAGAAACGAGCTGAACAGCAAGCCCAGATGCAGCAACAGCAACAAGCTATTATGGCGCAACAGCAAGCTCAGACAGCTCAGGCAGGGGCCGGCGCAGCATTAGATGCGGCTCAGGCTCAGCAGATACAGCAGATGATGGGAGGAATCGGTGGCTAATTTTCAAGATTTCATGTACAAGCTGAAAGGAATTAATCCTACGGCTAAGAAGGCTTTTATTGCTTTATTTAATTCGTCGAAGAATAGAGAACAGGGTAAAAAGGTTTTAGATGATTTGATGATTCGCTTTCACTTTTATGGGGCGAAGCCTACGACAGATACGGTCGCATTGGCAAAGCAAGCAGCATATCGTGAAGTAATAGAATATATATTAACGATGGCAGCCAGAATATCAGATGATACGCTATCGGAGATAGAGGAATTTATAAATAAAGGAGGAAACAATGACGATTGATGGATTGATTAACCCGAATGGTACACCGGGGGAAGGAGACCCCGCAGGTACACCACCTGCCGGCGAGCCGCCGAAACAAGACCCGCCGAAACAAGACCCGCCTGCAACAGATAAAACTTTTGCAGACACATGGAAGGATTATATTCCTGATGAACTGAAAGACCGTTCAGAATGGAATAATATTAAAGAAGTAGGTGATTTATATAAGAATTATATTAACGCTCAGCAGATGATTTCTAAGTCTGTGAGATTGCCTGATGCTACTTCAACAGAAGCTGACATCGAAGCATTTTATGAAAAGTTAGGCAAACCAAAAGATAAAGCTGAATATGATTTTGAATATAAACCATCAAAAGATGAGTATAAAGCATACAATAAAGATTCGTTTGACTTCAGCGTATTCCAGGATATCGCTGCTGCTGCGAACCTTACCAAAGAACAATATCAAAAACTTGCTTCAGCATATATTGATATTAATAATGAAAATTATATCAGTTATTCTAAGAACTTGCAGGATAAAGCTGCCGAAGAACTTAAGAATGCTGAGAACAAATTGAAGATGGAATGGGGGCAGAATTATGCCACCAATATCAATAATATCACTGATAAAATCACTAAGCTGTATTCTAAAGAAACAATCACAAGAATGCAGAATGCCGGCTTGTTCAGGGACGCAGACTTCTTAAATGCGCACCTTAAGTTGACAAAAATGATGACGGGTGATACAGTATTCATAGAAGGTAATGCTGTAGAGAATGTCACAGCAACCTTATCAGACTTAACGGCTAAACGTGATAAGCTAATGTCTGAGGATTACGCGAAGAACCGTGATGCAGTTTTAGCGCTGAATCAACAAATCGTTAAACTCAAACAATCACAAAGCCAGAGTCAAGGCAAATTCGTCGGATAAGCCCGCAAGGGACCCGCGTGAAATTTGAACTTCTTAACGAAGACCGAGAGGCAAACGGAGTTAGGGAAAACAGGTACACACAAAACAGTAAAAGGAGACAGAAATGATTTTATTGCCTTTAGTGGAAGAACAGTTTTCTTCTGAAATCAAATTGTGCTACCAAAAAAGAGACTCAATCTACTCTCAGTTGGTAACCACAAGACCGGTTCCTGTTGGCGATAGAACTTACTTCAACCGTTCTCATGCTGGTACTCCTGCTGGTAAGAAAGCTAGATTTGGTAAAATCCCTCGCAACGGCGGTTCTCTTGACAGAGTACCTTGCGACTTGGAAGTTTTCTACGCAGGTGACGAAATTGATGAACAAGAAGTATCTTCAACATCAGCTAACGGTATGTTGGTAATAACCGATAATGCTATGGCATCTATGAACCAACGTGTTGACAGCATGATTTTGGATGCAATCAACACAACAACAAACGTAATCACAGCAGCATCAGGTTTCACTATTGATACTGCGAAAGCAATATGGAGCCACTTCCAAAAGAATTATGTATTCAGAAACAAGGAAATGCCTATCATTAACTTAGGTGTTGAAGATTGGGAAGACTTAATGTCATTAAACCAATTCTACAATGCTGATGTTATTGGTTCAGAAAAACTTCCTTACTTGTTCTCTAATGCAGAAACAGGCCGCTTCTGGATGGATATGGTTTGGAGAGTTGACCCGAGTATTCCTACATCTGGAGCAACAACTAATGTATGTAACGCATTTGTTCGTTCTTGTGTTGGTTTAGCTTTGGGTGGTGCTGACAAAACCCGTGTTATCGAAACTGAAGATGACACAATCCTTTACTACACAAGACGTAAATTAGGCGCTTGCTTAATTGATGATACTGGTGTATTAAAGATTAATGTAACACACTCATAAGAGCAGGGGCTTCGCCCCTCTCTCTTAAATGAATAAAGGAGAAGTCAAAAATGGCATTGGACATCAAATTGTTCGCTCCGGTAGCAAGAGCTACAAACGCAATTTATATGTATGTAAAACAAGACGAAACTTTAGCTACTATTAAAGCTGCTAACTACTTTAACAGCAAAGACTTGTCTGGCTCAGTAAAAGTAGGCGACATCGTTTTGGTAAATGCATCAGATAAATTTGCAGTATTGAAGGTAACTACTGTAGTTCCGACCGCAGGCACTATCACAGTTGCTGAAGCTGTAGCTGAATCTGCTGAATAAGGTTCATAATCGAAGCGACTTGCAAAAAAATAGAAAACAGGCTATAATGAATTCAGGTTCAGTAGCCTGTTTTTTAAAAGCTACAAAGGAGGATAATGTGGCAGAAAAATTAGAAGAAATCAAGGAAAATGAAGTAGGAGTTGAGTTGGTCGCTAACCCTAAATGCTTCACAACAATTCCTAACAGTAATTCAGAGTTTTGTATTTATACATACAAAGCAGAATTTGAACCGTATAACCAGGTTATGAGAAAAGGATTCTTCAATCCGGCTCATACATTTTTAAATGTCGGTGATACTGTTCGCGTATTTAGATTTAACACAGACCGTGTATTAGTTAATTACATTATGTTCATAGTAACTAATGTAGATAAGATTAATAAAGCGGTTGATGCTGTTCCTGTTTATCAAAGTAATGTAACTAAAAAATAGGAGACGATATGGCTCTATCATTAATAGAAGTAGTTAACGATGCACTGGCCGCTTTAGGTGAGCAGCCGATTACGGATTTGAAGAAGGAGAATGCTACTTCCACCTCTACTTTGGTAAGGGTAAAATATCCGTTAGTTCAGCGCACTCTATTAATGGAAGCTGATTGGAACTGTGCTCGTAGAACAAGGAAGCTTGCGCGTTTGAAATACGACGCTCAGGGTTGGGATTTCGCTTTCCAATTGCCTAATGATTGTTTGCACGTAGTGCAGATATCCATTGATTCAGGTCATAGTTATATTGATTTAAATGCGTATTATAATAATAATGCAGGGCCAAAGAGGTCGTTATTTGACAGAGACGGAGATGTTTTGCTTGCCAACGTCCCGGAGATATGGATTAAGTATACTGCCCTAATTGACGTTTCTGAATTTGACCCCTTTTTGGCATCTGCTTTCTCAGCTCAGTTAGCAGCAGAGCTTGCTTATGCTGTTCCGGCTTCGGCTTCTTTAGGCCAGTATTTGGAACAGGTTGCAAAGAAGAAATTATATAAAGCATTATCAAGGAATGCTCTTGACAGAAATATACTTAAACCTGAAGGTGAAGTTATAAACGTAAGAGGATATGGAAGAAAATATCCGAGAGTCGACATGTCAAGTGAGGCTGGCTAATGGTTAAACTGGTTGATAAGCAAAGTGCTTTTAATACAGGTATAATAACTAATAAGCTTAGAGGCAGAGACGACCTTAAGCAATATGCTACCGGTGTCGGCGATGCTTTGAATTTTTACGCTTCGAAATACGGTCCGATGATAAAAAGAACCGGAACTGTATTGCAGTATGCTTTTCCGGTGAGTGACCCGCATACCGGAAAGAATAGTAACGGCGCTTATTATACCAGGACAATACCTTTTGTTAAGTCTGTAAGACAGTCTTTAATTATAGAATTATATAATCATAATGATAAACTTCGTTTTTATTTTTATGGTTTTAGCGGGAATCAGTGTGGTCCTATAGCTTCAGGCGGTTCTGCGTATTATTTGGATACGAATATTGACTGGTCTGAAGTTGAGGAAGGTGTTTCTTATGCTGTATCTTTGGATGTAATATATTTGGCTTTTAAAAGCGGTAATATTCCACCGAAAGAATTAAAAAGAGCAGCAGATAATAACTGGTCTTTAGTAGACTATGTTTTTGAAGACGGTCCGTATTTGGATGCTAATTATGATGCATCCAAAACAGTTGCGGTTAGTTCAACCAGTATTGGTTCTGTTACTGTTACGGCGTCTGGTTTTAGCTTCTCCTCGTCTGATGTTGGAAGACATATACGTATTAATCATCCGGATGATTCTACCAACGAGGATAGATGGGGCTGGGGAATAATAACAGGGTATACAGATTCTTCACACGTCACAGTGGACATGCGACAGAAAGTGTGGGAAACCTCAGCAACATCCGAATTCAGGCTTGGAGCATGGGGCTCAGCTCAAGGCTGGCCAACCTTAGTTACGATTCACGAACAAAGATTGGTGTGGTCAGGTGTTACAAATTATCCGTGGTTATGGATGTCCAATAGTTTTAACTTCCACAATTTCTCTCCCAGTGATTATGGCGGCGTGATAAAAGCGTCGAACGCTATATACTATAACATGGCCACGGACAAGATTGCCCCTGTTAAATGGCTGGCGTCTTTGGGTTCTTTGATAATTGGAACCGAGATGTACGAAATGAGAATGTATTCTGCGGGCGCAGGTTTGGCTCCCGGGGATTCTGTAGTTAGAAAAGAATCCACATATGGTGTGCATGATGCTGTCCCGGTCATTACTGATGATACTCTTATTTTCATACAAAGATTACAGAGAAAATTAAGAGCAATGGCATACGATTATACTCGTGACGCTTATGTTGGCCCCGAGTTATCTGTTCTTTCTGAAAGCTTGACCATAGAAGGAATGAAGAAAATTGTACATCAGAGAGAGCCGAACGATATAGTATGGGTTCTGTTAGAGGATGGAAAATTATTATCAGTAGTATATGATAAAGAACAAGATGTAGTTGCTTGGACAAGAGTTGAGATTGCAGGTGAAAATGCACGTGTAGTTGATATGGAATCTGTTCCGTCTGATACGCTAAGACAGGACGTGCTTGTTCTTTGGGTTGTGCGTGAAGATATAAATGGCAATGAATTTATGTGCCTCGAAATGTTGTGCAGAGAATTGCTAGATAATGTTTCGTTAGCGGACGTGTCTTATTTAGATTTGTCTTTGAGGTATGTCGGAGAAGAAACAGATTCGATATCAGGGTTGAATCACCTGGCCGGAAGAATGGTCAGAGTAACAAGAAGAGGTGCGCTGCACGAAGATGTTCGTGTAAGCAGCGATGGCAAAATATATTTAAAGACTCCTATTGAAGACGGCTGGATAGGTCTGCCTTATCCAGCTAATTTCGAAACATTAGTCAGGGATTTCGGAGATAAACAAATATCTACAAAGATGGGCAAGGTTCGTATACACAGATTGGTTATGTATTTATTAAGGACTCTTGGCCTGGAGGTTCATCAAAAGATTAAAGG